GCTCTGTTGGGCATTTCTTCAATCTCAACTTCTTCGTTCTTTCCTACTGGATCTTCGTCTTCATCTTCTACGTGATATCCTTTTCCGTCACAATGTTCACACCCCTCACCTTTACATTTTGGACATTCGTGCTTAACGTGTGCTTCTACTATTGACACTTCAAGTTTATCATAATCCCCTTTTTGCATAAGAGCATCTACTGCCTTCTGAGCCTTATCGCCAGAATTATATGTGCCAATTATTTTACCTTTTCCATCTTTAACTGTATACTTACCTTTTTTCCAACCTTCGTTCTTTTCTCCATCTTCTTCTTCGTCATCAGAGACATGGGCAGCATCTAATGCAGCATAACAGGCTTTTCGTTCATTTTCGTCTTTTAATGCAGAACAGGATTCAACACCAAATTTATTTGCAATTTCTTTGCGTTTCTTTTGGTATGCTTCTTTATCACCTTGTGTTCCTGGCTTATCCTTATCGGAATCCTCTTTCACAGGGGGATTCTTCATATCCCTTAGAGTTCGAGCCATTGATCTTATAACTGAAGTATTTAACATAATAGTTCCTTAATTTGGAGAATCCTTATACTGTTTCTCACGAGTCTTCAATTCATCTCTGCGCCTTTGTGTATCACGTTTATTACGTTCTTTTCTACGTTCTAAATCTGTTTTTTCGGCATCAGAAATTCGTTCTGAGATGTATTCTTTAAAAGTTTTCATATTAATATTTATAAATTATTTGTATCCCAATTTCTTGAGTTCCTTGATTGTATTCCTTGCAGAAGTGTGGACTATCCCTAGTCCTCCTGCCTTCTTAAATGCTTCTATATTCTTTGCATGGTCATCGATTAAAATATTTGGTCTTTTGTCTCGACCATCAACTGCAAAGTTTGATTTATTAATTCTCTTTACAGCAAATACTCTATTTTCTGATACTCTGAAATGTTTTTTCATCCATATCTTCTTGTCATCTGGTGCTCGATCAGCAATTGGCCCTCTTGATTCATTCTGTCTTGGAACTGCGGTTAGAATAAACGGATCAAATTTTCCTATGAATCTCCATAGATCATGTGCATCGGGCATAGGTGGTAGTATTGCAAACATATTCTCTGGAAGAGATGTCCAATATTTGTCCTTAAAAGGATGTCCTAAATGTCCCTTTGTGAACTTTACAAAATCTGCAAGAACACCATCCATATCACAATAGATAGTTGGTGTATCAAATTCTACTAAGTAATCTTTAAACGTTTTCATTTTTTCGGTATCTCCCCATAAGAAGGATCATCGGGATCTGCTCCCAAATCCTTTAATTTTTTTCTAAGTTCTTTCACGTTCTTTACTGAAAAATCCCATTTATCATCGACTTGACCATAAAATCCCCTCAGTCCTTCTCTCTCTATTTCTATTTCTCCTTCACGACCACGAAATGAAGCTATCATATTTCGTCGCATACCTTCTGAGAATTGTTTAAACGTTTTCATTTTTTTGCCTGTGATTGAACTGTTTTTCTAATATAAATTTCCAGATCCATCATATTATCCCAATACTGTCCTTTGAATCCATCCGATTTTACTTTTGCAAGAAAACCTTCGTAACCTTTATAATCATCTTCATCTGGATCGCCAGAATCTGATGATTGATGCCACCCATCACTTTCTATTGCATGAACCTTTTGTATCTGAACCATATTGACAATGATTTCATCCCATGATGTGTCTGTACTTCTTCTGTTTAAGTATGATCTGAAGATACTTTCGAGTTTCTTTACATTGGCTTTCATTATCTTTTCAACTCCATCAATATAATCCTTGACAACATTCCCCATTATCTTCCTGTAATCTGGTTCTTTCCTCAACCAAAGTGCCATGTTTTGCCAATATTTTGCAAGATCTTTATCTTTAGCATTATATAAAGTTACTTTGTGTGCGTGTTGGCCAGGAAGATATTTTTTAAGAAGATCTTTTATCAACTCAAAAAGAGAATTTTTCTTCCCATCACCACCCATTATCGCATCAATATCATCTTGAACTCTATACATTCCTCCGAAATAACTAAGTTGAATCCACCTTCGACCAGTTTTGTCTGGTGAACTCATCACATCTTCTCTCCATGCAGAAAGAATGTTTGCATCTAATTCAAGAACCACTCCACCTTGTGTCTGTATTCCTCTAGTGAAATATCTTTGTTGCATTTCAAAAAATGCAGAGATTGACTTCTTCTTTCCTTGTATACTTTTAATACCTTCATATCCTTTTGCATCAGTTACATGAAATACAGTTGTCCGAAAATCATCTAGTCCTATTCGTCTGAAGATAGGAGTGGACATCGGCAACCAAAGACCATGTAGACTTATCCCAACATCAAAGAGTTTATCGGATAAACTTCCTGCCCATCGAACTTCTTCATCTAGGTATTCTTTAAACTGAAGCATTATTTTTTCCCAGCCTCTTGTTTAACAATTTTTCCTATATAAATTTCTAAATCTATAGCATGATCCCATTCTTTTACATTATTCGACTGTAATGGATATGGAGAATTTGCCAAATCTTCCCAATCTTCATCATCCATCATATTTTTTAATACATGAACTTTTTTAACCTTTATATTATTGACTATCTGTTCATCCCATCCACTATCTGTTTGTCTTTTTGATTTGGCATAACTATAAAATATAGCAGTCAAATCTTTTTTATGTTTTTTAAGAATCTTCTCTACACCATCAAAATAATCTTTTATCACCAATCTTAATTTTTTCCCATCGTTCAAATGTCTTTTCATTCCACTCCAAAGATCAAATGCATCTCCAACATTTCTTACAACGAATTTTGTCTTTTTCGTTCTCTTTGCTCGTGCAGCTGCCTGAAATGCTTTATCTTTTGCTTGTTCATCTTCTAACCAACCTTCAGAAATACCAGTTACGAGATATTTTTTAACAAGAGTCATTATCAAAGAATTGAGATCTTTTTCTACTTTTTTAACTACAGGAGATTTTATATTACCTAGTGCATTTTCAAACCAAGACAATTCCACCCACCTTCTGCCTGTTTTATCTACTTGACTCATAATATCATCTCTAGCAGATACGAGTATATCCGCATCCAATTCTGCAACAACACCCCCTTCTGTTGCAACACCACCTTCCATAACTCTAGCATCCATTCTAAAAAATGCAGAAATAGATTTTTTCTGTCCTTCAAGTTTTTTCAGACCATTTAAATTATCTGGTGATGTTACATGAAAAACTGATGCACGAACTGTTTCTGGCCATATTCTTTTAAACATCGGGCCGGAAATAGGAATCTTTAAAGCATTAGCATTTTCACTACCATATCCATTTGGATCAAATACATATTCTGATGTACTAAGTGCCAAATATTCTTTAAGATATTCTTTAAACTGAAGCATTTTCTATAGTCTCAATCAATTTACTCTTATTGTGTTTACGATCCAACTCTACACCAAGAGAACGACCATGTTCTTCCAACTGTTTCTTAGTCATCGATTTGAGATCAACTCTCTTTTCTTCAAGGGGGGGCCGACCTATACCTTCATTATTGAATACTGCCTTGAACAGATTAATTACCGAATCAAACATTTTATTCCACTTCTTTTTCTTTTGCCATGTCACGATACATCTGTTTCATCTTTGCAGGAGTGACCCTTTCGATTTCCAATTCCTTTACCACATCTGGTTTTAGAATCTTCCTCATGTTCTGTTTGACTTGAGATGCACTATCTGCTTCTACAAATGTAGGTGCAACATCTGGAATTCTTACTTTGAAGAATGCTTCTCCCAAATATTCTTTAAATTTTTTCATTCTGGCCTCGTTATGCTATAAACCTTTGCTATTTGTTTCTCCAATATCGGAGTCCTGTCTGGCCAGTAGATGTATTCTTTGTCTGCATTTTTCATCAGACCTTTCAGCATCGGTATGACCAACGATTCTAATTCTTTGAGTTTACCTGAGAACTTATCATTCAGTTCCCCTTTTCTTTCTTCCACTTCATCAATGACTGCACGAATTGAATTACCTTGTTCACTCAATGCACTCGCAATCTGTGTTGATTCTATCTCTAAAATTTTGTCAACTTTTCCCTCTAATCGGGAAATCTTTTCTCCTGTTTCATCGAACAGGCTAGTGTCTTCTTTATCTCCAAGTGATTGTATTAAACTTGAGATAGAATCCATTTTCTTCTTCAACTCATCGAATTCATCTGATGAAACACCAGTTGATGGAGATGTGTCTGCTTCTGGTTGTGTCTTTTTGAATTCATCGGTAGATACCGCACTAAACCCAAAATCGAAATCGTCTGCCATATTTTCCTATATTTGAACTTTCACAAATCAGTAGTGCCACCCTTCATCGAGTAGCACTACATCTTCATTCACATAGTTTATTTTTGGTAGGTGTCTTGCATTTCACGAACACTCCGAACTCTCTCTTCAAAAGAGTCATGGCGTTTGTAAAATTCCTTCACGGCATCTTCTGTGGATTCCGCCTCTACTTTATCCGTTCCGATATAGTAGGGGGGAAGTGTCTTCTCGTACTGTATAGAGTACATCGTAGACTTCTCCCTAAAGAAGATTAAATTGTAACACTAAGTACATAATCTCTTACACCTATTTATTTTTTTTAAACCTCTAACTTTTGATTTCTTGTTTTAAAATCTTTTTTTCTCATTACTGTCTTTGCAACCAGATCAAGCATTCCGTTTCTATCAAGATTCAGTACAAATGGCATATTAACATCTGTTTCCATATCGTGAATTACTGCCTCTGCATCTGGATTCATCTTTGCAATTTTCTTACCATACTTCTTAAATGTTAAACGAAACAATCGAATAAGTTCTGCTGTGTTGATTGGTTTCTTATTTCGTTCATCATTTACCCTGTCAAGAAAATGTCTGGTAAACTCTACATCGATTCCTACGGCTGCAAACAATTTGTCTGCATACTTCTCTATCTGATTCAGATCATTCTTGGTGATCTCTTCTGAAATATATTCTTTAAATCTTTTCATTTTTTTCTGGATCAAATTC